TATTGTCCCCAGGTATTGCAAAGCTACTGTCAGTTCTAAACCAATGCTCTACTTTGGTCACTGGCATATTAGTTTCTTCAGCTATCTGTTTGTTTGTTTTACCAGACTCTTTCTTCATCTCTCTTAATAGATGTTGTAGCCCAGATATGTTGACTTCATGCTTCCTAACCTTTACTTCTTCTACATTCATACCTACTTTGATTGGTTTATTTACCAACTGTCTTCGGTATTTGTCCTTGTAATGATGGGGTTTTGCACCTGTTTTAGAGTAATTTGCGTCAATACAATAGCTTTTGTCTCTATCACTATCAAAGTTATCCTCTAGTATGTCTCTTAAAACTATGCCTTTATCTTCTGGTTGCTTAATTCCTGGTATGTTAGTCCAATAGTATCTTTGCCTTGATTGAGCACTTAGTAGCGAACTATTTATAAAAATGGGCTCTATTCCAAAAGGGATCTCTGGATAACACTCAGATACTTGTTCAGATATAACCTGTAAGAACTCTTTTTTCATTCTTACATTCTCTAATAAGAAGTATTTAGGCTTTATTTCTTTTAATAATCGTATGAACTCAAAGAACAATGCAGATCTAGGATCATCAAAAGCAAGCTGTTTTCCTGCAAAACTAAATCCCTGGCATGGAGATCCGGCTAATATTAGATCTATGTCTTTATAATCTTTTGGATCTAAGTTGCAGATATCCCCCACTTGCTCTATGTCTGGATAGTTTGCTGTACTTACAGTCATTGCATATTTATCTATCTCACTTGCATAATACTTTTCTACTGGTATGCCCAGTTGATCTAATGCAATACGACCACAAGACATACCATCAAATAGACTTAGTACCTTCATACCATAGACTCTTGTCTATTGTCTTCATCATAAAAGCATATAAGTTCGCCCTGGGGATCCATACTACCCATACCAACATTAATAATATGGTATTTCTTATATGCTGATAGCACTGAATCAACTTTTTTATCGTTGTAATCATCTACAGCTTGTTCATAGGAAAGTCTCATCATTGTATAAAGATTGTTTGATTTACTCATTATTTTACCTCTCTAAGTTTCTTTATGTATTTACGTTGTTACGCATACTAGACATTATACATAAATTAATATAATATACCAACTATACACATAGAGGAGTAAATTATGAGTAAAAAAGAAGTAAATGTGACTGACATCATTGATGAAATAATCAGCTACACAAACCCATCTAAGGAAGACTTAGAGAAACAAATAGAACAAGATAAGATCAATTACCTTGTTTGGCAATGTGGTGTTGCTATTAAAGAACTGCAATCAGCAGTTGACGAACTTAATAAATCTAAGGAGGCATCATGAAAGTACCAGATATGTTAGAAGACTATCCTCACAAACAGATTGGAGATGCACTTTACTTTCCAAACTTAGACAACCAGGCTTATCATAACGGTCCTGGTATATCTTCATCTAAAATAAGAAGGTTTAGTCAAAGTCAGCTTCATGCACTTGAAGAGGTTATTGAGCCAACTTCAGCTATGAACTTTGGATCTGCTGCTCATTCATTAATTGTAGAGGGAGAGGGTGCATTTTTTACTGATGTTGTATGTATAAATGGATCTCCTTATACCAATGCAAATAAATTATTAAAACAAGAAAGTCTTGCTAAAGGTTTAACTGTTATCAATGAGAAAGACAAAGATACTATTTATAGTATGAAAGGTAGTTTAGTTCCTGAATCAAGTGCTTATCTAAATCCAGATAAAGACTTTCCCCAGGTTTTAGATTCACCCTATGAAGTATCACTATATTGGTATGAACAAGGTTTGCTTTGTAAAACTAGAGCAGATGTTGTTTTAAATCCTTTTGATATGCCACAAGGAAATAACTCCGTAGTGCTTGTAGATTATAAGACTACTAGCGATTGTTCTGTCAGGGGTTTTACAAACTCTGTTAGACGATATTCTTATGATCTTCAAGCAGCATGGTATAAACGTGGCTTTGAAGCTGCTGGATTCCAAGTGCATGACTTTGTATTTGTAGCACAGGAAAAGAAAGTACCCTTTGCAAACAAAGTATTTAAGATGAACCATACCGACATGGAGGTAGGTTGGAACTATCTAAGCGAATACTTGGAAGAGTACAACAAGATGTTAAATGGTCAACCAGCAACAATATATAACAGTCCTAATGTTGTAGAGCTTGATACTGGTAATTTTTATAGAGAGGAATAATATGCCAAAGTTAAAATTTGAAAGTGGTAAAAACACACAATTAGTTACTTTTAAAGTAGACCCAGAAACAAATAAAAAGCTTACTGCAATAAGAACTTTTTATTCTAAAGAGGCTAGAAGAAAGGTTACTACAGGTGAGATAGTGAAACAGCTTATAGCTTTACATCATGGAGAAATACTATGAGGTTCTGGAGAAAAATACACAACATAATAGATAAAGCCTGGAGACACACTCACGCTTCTATTATGTATTATTTTGATAGTCGTAAAAACGAAGTGGATATTGACTGGTTAAATATGCACAACGATATAATGGAGGATAAAAAAAATGACAGATAATGTAAACCACCCGGCACACTACCGAACAGGATCCGTGGAATGTATAGACGCAATTAAGGCCGCCTTGTCTAAAGAAGAGTTTAAAGGCTATCTAAAAGCTGCAGCAATTAAGTACATTTGGAGAGAAGATCATAAAGGTAGAAACATTGAGGATCTTAAAAAATCTGTATGGTATCTTAATCGTTTAATTAAAGAATTAGAGGAGCAGTAATGGATATGAGTTTCTATGCTGTATTAGGCATACTGCTACTAATGATTTACGCTTTAGTACAAAACAAATAAAAAAGGGGCATAAAGCCCCTTAGTTTTATCCCTTAGATTAAAAAGGAGGGACCATTTCCTTTGGTGGACTCATGTCAGAATCAGCTTCTGGCAAATATAATCGGATCTTAGTCTTCTTAGTATTCACCACTCCATTGTCGCCTTCAAACTGATCTTCAATCTGTTCAGTCTTTAACACCAATCTTTTACCAACAAAGTCGCTATGGTTCTCTGGATACTTCTTAAAGCCAACAGCTTTCGTAAGCCTGGTAAATATCTCCGTGCTTATTCTTTTGTTGTCTTCATTAGTAGCCCAAAGGTTATACCATTCATTATGATCACGATACTTACCGCCATCTAATTGGAATGTGACCTTCAGCGTATGATTACCTGCTTTAGACTTGTATTTGTCTGTAGCAATAACCTTTGCGTTATGTTCTCCATCTGGAGCAAGAGGGACACCACCACCTGATGATAGTTCCTCCAAGTTATCAAAAAATTCTACATCACCGAAATCAGACATTTGCTTCTCCTATATTGTCGTTAGTTAATGTAAACCCTAACTTCTCAATTAAGGCAGTTATGTTTGGCTTCTCAAAAGCCTCCAGCTTTCCACTACGATCTTTAGCTTTATAGCCTTGACCATACGTAGTTTGTAGCCATCTCGTTTGGACATTTTTACCGTCCTCATCTTGATCTTCAATGATGCGAAGTGCAAGAACTTCATCAAAGAAATATGTAATTGATTCGCCTAATTTAGTGCCGACCATTTTAGGTGCGTGTCTTAATACGCCATCATCATTAACCACATCTTCTTTACAAAGAAATAATACATGCATATTTAGATCTCTAAATGCACGCATTAAATTTGTTACAGATTCCTGGACATTACCGTATGCCATACGTGGATCTTTACTACGAGACTTCTCCCATGTAAGTAAGATCTCACTTATTTCTGATACTGAATCTAAACATACTGTATCGTATTGTAATGCTCCAGACTTCAAAGCATTGTGAAGTTCCATAACTTCTGATGCTTCTTTTACTTCAATAGCTTCAACATTGTTTGCATCTTTAATAGATAACAAACCAGCTTCAGCACTTATAACAAGTACCTTACCTGGTGCGGTTTTAGCTAATGTAGTTTTCCCTGCTCCAGCCATACCATATACCAAGATTTTTGCACCTTGATTTTGTACTAACTTTTGCGGAGATACTATTCTATTTTGTATTTCCATATCTACTTCTCCTGTAGTAATAAATTTAACTTGCATATTATATAACACATAGATACAATATGTAAAATATTATTTTTACATTATGTTGAAAAGGAGAAGTAAATGGACAGCATCAATAAAAAAGACCAGACCTGGCAAGCGAATTATTATTTTAGGACAAAGACATTAGCAACTAGAAAACTTAAGGAATTTGAAACAATGGGAATCAAACCAAACCACACCGATAGGAAGGTTAAGAAATATTCATTAAGAGATTACATAGAGTTTTTAGGACAAAAGAAAGCTGCGATAGAGTTTGATTGTTCTGAAGCTTCATGTAAGTCTTGGAGATACGGATATAGACAACCGACTATTAATCAAGCAAAACAAATCATAAGAGCAACTGATGGTAGATTAGATTATGAATCCATTTATGGATCTATATCTGAAATCCTAGACACAGAAGCTTAGTGTGTTTCAGCTTAATATAACTGAGGACGACACATCCTTAGAGCAAGCACTTGCCTATTATGATGAAGGATATAATGTTGTACCTTTACAAAGATCCAATAAAAAGCCACCATCTTTTCTAGGTAGTTGGGAGCAATATAAACAGTCAAGACCTGAAAGAAGCCTTGTAGAATCATGGTTTAAGGGCAGGGACAATTTACAGGTTGCACTTGTCTGTGGTAAGTTTGTGGTCGTTGATGCTGACTCGCCAGAGGCTATGGATTGGGTAGAAAAGAATATGCCTGCCTGTCCATTTAAAGTTATTACTGGTAAAGGTATGCACTACTACTACAATAATCCAGAGAACTACACTACCTTTGCTACAAGAAGAACTAATGACACTCCTATTGAAAGACTCATAGATATTAGAGGAGTTGGTGGATTAATTATAGCACCCTGGAACAGGCACGCTAATGGTCAAGTATATAA